TTACGCCATAGAATGTGAAAGCCGTTTAAATAGAGCATTAGCGGAGAACTGTCGCACCTCAGTGCTTGATGTCAGAGAATGGCTAGGAGTTAAAAACTTTGAAGGCCTAACAGTTCCAGCGGGCACTCTTCAAGTGAGAGATGTAATAACACCAGTGCGTGAAGAAACGCCATTAAGAATACGGAGAATACCAGCATGACCACAACTACAGGTTTTAAACAGGACAATCAAGGAAGTTACATTCTAAAAGACCCACAGGCAAAATTAAATTATGCAATTGATTGGAGTGATTGGTTAGGAGCAGATACCATCACCAGTTCAACCTGGGCAGTTACTAGTTTTTCAACTAGCACAGTGGACACTACCACATTGGCTGTTAATTCCAGTTCAATTTCAGCAAACACAACCACAATCGCAGTGGTTACGGGCGGAACAAGCGGTAACATCTACAATTTAACCAACAAGGTATGGACCAATAACAGTCTAATTGAGCGCCGCAGTTTCCGCGTCAAAGTAGAGGATAGAAGACTCTAATGTCAACAACAGAATACCCCAATCGCCTTAATCCTAGAATAGGAACTAAAATTGTTGAAGGGCTTATAATTGGCCGCGACAAGAAATTAGTCCCACCTGACGAAGTGTTTAAGTTGGCCGCCATTGGTTGTAAAGATAGAGAAATTGCTGATTGGTTTGGCATCAAAGAAGAAACACTTCGTTATAACTTTGCCCCACAATTATTGACAGGGCGTGAAAATCTAAAACAAAGTATTCGCCGTGCTCAACTGCGTCTTGCACTGAGTGGCAATGCTACTCTATTGATATGGTTAGGTAAAAACATACTTGGACAAAGTGAAAATGGTATTGGTAATCAAGGAACTGAACCTTTGCCATGGGTTGAGGCTGAAGTAACTGACATTGAAGTTGGGGAAGTCAACCAAGAAGTGCTTGAAGCCACTGAGGAACCTAAAGCAGAATGAAACTGACATCAGCACAGGCCAAGATTGCCAATGACAAACACCGCTTTAGAGTCTGTGTTGCTGGTCGCCGCTTTGGTAAAACACACCTAGCCATTCGTGAATTGTGCTATCATGCTCGCATACCCAATCAAGAAATATGGTATGTTGCCCCTACATATCGTCAGGCCAAAACCATTGTGTGGCGCAAGTTAAAGAATCGCCTGCAGGATTTAAACTGGGTTCAGCGAGTTAATGAAGCAGAATTATCAATTACACTTAAGAATGCCAGCACCATATCACTAAAAGGTGCGGACAATGCTGACAGCCTGCGTGGTATTGGACTTGATTTTCTATGTTGTGATGAGTTTGCTGACATTGATCCAGAAGCATGGTATGAAGTGCTTCGTCCTACACTGGCAGATAGACAAGGTCATGCTTTATTCATTGGAACACCCAAAGGTGTAGGCAATTGGGCACATGACTTATATCAAATGAGTCTAGAGATTCCTGATGTTTGGAGCAGTCATCAATATACAACCCTAGATGGGGGACAAGTAAGTGCAGAAGAAATTGAAGCGGCCAAAAGAGACCTTGACACCCGCACATTCCGTCAAGAATTTCTTGCAAGTTTTGAAACATACAGTGGAAAAATTTATTATGGGTTTGACAGAACCCGCAATGTTAAACCCTTTACTGGCGACATCCCTGGTACTGTTTACATTGGGGTTGACTTTAACATTGATCCTATCTCAGCAGTAGTATTTCATAGAGCTGGCGACCAACTGCATATCATAGATGAAATACGCATCTTTGGCAGTAACACACAAGAACTAGTCAATGAGATACAAAGTCGTTATAGCCGTCAAAGAATATGGTGTTTCCCAGATCCTGCGGGCGCCGCGAGAAAAACATCAGCAGGTGGTCTAACAGATCACATCATACTTCGCAATGCAGGATTTGTAGTTAAAGCACCTCACAGTCACACTCCTGTTCGTGATCGCATCAACGCTGTCAACAGTCGCTTGCACAATGAACAAGGGCAGGTCAATTTGTTAATTGATCCCAAATGCAAATACACAATTGAAGGTCTTGAACGCCACTCATACAAAGAAGGAACTAATCAACCTGACAAAGGTGGTAACCCAGACTATTCACACATGATGGATGCACTGGGTTATTGTGTTGATTATTTGTTCCCAATGAAAAAAGACCATTCAGGAGTTCAACAACCTGGAAGATGGACACACCAAACAGTATAATATAGGAAAAAGTCATGAATCAAACCCTTTTAGAACAATATGTAGCAGTGATGAGCACAAACCTGCTCTATCAAAGAAACAAAGACCATTGGGATTTCCTATTGAATTCCTATATGGGTGGAGTTGAATACCAGCGTGGTCAATACCTAACACGCTATGTCAATGAAACAGAAAGTGAATACGCAAATCGTATTGCGTCAACACATTTAGAAAATCACTGTAAGAGTGTGATATCAACTTACATCAGTTTTCTATTCCGTGAAGAACCAGACCGTGACTTTGACAACAATGGCATGAGCTTTGAATTAGAAATGTTCCTGCGTGATGCTGACCTAGATGGACGCAGTTTTAATGCCTTTATGAAAGAAGTGGCTGTATGGAGTTCAGTGTTTGGTCATTGCTGGGTGTTAGTTACAAAACCCAATGTTGGTGCTATCACACTGGGTGAAGAACAAGCGGCACAAGTTCGCCCATATGTCAATCTAGTAACACCATTGACTGTAACAGATTGGAACTGGCATCGTAAACCTAATGGACAGTTTGAATTGATCTACTTCAAATACATTGAAGAAAGCAATGATACATTTGCCACCATTCGTGAGTGGACTAAAGAAACTATCAAGACCTACATTGTAAACAACCGTAGCCGTGCAGTTCAAGAAGAAACTGAAGAAATCAATGGACTAGGCAAGATTCCAGCAGTTCTAGCCTATAATCATCGCAGTCCTGTGCGTGGTATTGGTGTAAGTGATATCTCAGACATTGCACACGCACAAATGACCATTTACAACCTAACCAGTGAAGTTGAACAAAGTGTTCGTATCAATGGACATCCAGCTCTGGTCAAGACAGCAGGCACAGAAGCCTCAGCAGGTGCGGGTGCTATTGTGCAAATGGAAGACAATCTAGATCCAGGACTAAAACCCTACATCCTCAGTGTTTCTACTGATATTAACTCAATCTTCAATGCCATTGGTCATGTGACTGATGCAATTGACAAGATGGCCAACACAGGTAGCATTCGTTCAACAGAAAGTCGCCGTATGAGTGGTGTTGCACAAAAGCAAGAGTTTGAATTGTTAAATGCTAAACTAAGTGAAAAGGCAGACAACCTAGAGTTGACTGAAGAACAGATTTGGCAGTATTGGTTTGAATACCAAGGACAGCAATGGATGGGTGAGATCAGTTACCCAGACGGATTCAACATCGCTGATACCAGCAATGACATTGACAACCTAGTCAAAGCCAAAGGAGCCAGCACAGATCCTGTGGTAGCCCGTGTGGTTGATGAAATGTTGTTAGAAGCATTGGGCAGTGAAAAGGAACGTCTACCTTATCAAGATATTAACCCCATAGTGGGACGCACATATCCAGACGGGGAAGCAATACCTGAATCATTACCGCCTGCTTATATGCCTGCTGTAGACAGCGGATATCAAGATCAAAATTGTGCCAACTGTGAATATTACAAAGCATCAGAAGGCTACTGCACTAAGTTTGACGCCAATGTACGAACTGTATATTGGTGTGCCAAGTGGGAACCAATGGAAGATTAACCAGGAGATTGAAATGACCTATCATAAAAAGAAAAAAATGCCTAAACCACCAAAGAAGAGAGGATATTAATATGCCAATACACAAAGCAACTGGCCCTAGAGGCGGAAAAGGATATCAATATGGGGAAAGCGGAAAAGTTTACCCCACCAAGGCTCAAGCAATTAAACAAATGGTTGCTATCAAAATCAGCCAAGGCAAAATTAAACCTAAAAAATCTAAGTGAAATAAGTATATTCACTGCACTTTAGGTTAAGTGCAATAAATAGACTACAAACTCCAAGGGAGGCGATGCATAATGTCAGACAATACATTAGTAAACGATACGGCAACTGACGCCACAGACGTTAATTCTGAAAGCCAGGCACAAGCGACTAAAACTTATACGCAAGAAGAAGTAGACAACATGATGGGCCGTATGAAAGGTTCATTACAGAAGAAACTTCTAAAACCTTATGAAGATCTAGGTGATCCTGATGAACTCCGTTTAATTAAAACTGAATGGGAAAAGAAACAACAGGAACAACAGATCAAGCGAGGAGAGTTTGAAAAGACTCTGCAGGAATTAGCCGCAAAAAAGGATGCTGAAATCCTAAAAAGAGATAGCGTGATTAAGGAATACAAAGTTAATACGCCCTTGCTCAGTGCCGCCGCCCAGTATCGTGCAGTCAACGCTGAACAAGTTAAAGCATTATTAACTCCAAATGTTCGTCTTAATCCAGAAGGTGAAGTAGAAGTAGTAGATCAAAAAGGATCAGTGCGTTACCGCGATGATGGTAGTGTATTAGGAGTGGAAGACTTAGTGAAGGAATTCCTATTAAGTAATCCACATTTTGTTCAATCTACGCCTGCTACAACCAACAGTAAAAGCAATATCTCTAGTCAAGGACCAGGCAAAGTAGACATAACAAAACTTGATATGAAAAATCAAGAACACCGTGAACTTTATAGAGAATATCGTAAAGCAAACGGAATAGCCTAATAATCAAGGAGATATAAAATGGCGTTATCAAATTCAACAACCCTAAACGACCTGTTACCATCAATCGTAGCAGAAGCGTTATTCGTAGCAAGCGAAAAGAGCATCATGCGTGGCCTAGTTCGCAATTATACTTTATCACCAGGACAAGGTAAAACTGTTACAGTTCCTATCTATCCAAAAGTAACAGCAGGCGCTTTAACAGAAGCAACTGCACCATCTACTACAACTGTATCTACAGACGGTGCTACATTGACTGTATCAGAAGTTGGTCTATTGGCCACTATCAGTGATTTATCAATGATGGCTTCTAGCTCTAATGTTGTTGCAGACATTGGTCGTTTATTTGGTGAAGCAATCGCTCGCAAAATTGACGGCGATTTAATGAGCAACTTTGCTAACTTCTCAACAACAATCAGCAACACATCTACAACATTGACTCCAGCGTTGATTTTCCAAGGTATCGCTAAATTGCGTTCCGCTGGTTACGACACAAGCAATGATTGTGCTATTGTCTTACATCCAAACGTGGCTTATGACATTGCTTCTACATTGACATCTACCTTTGCCGCTCCTGCGTCAATGGTTGGTAACGATGCACTTCGCAATGGTTTCATGGGTATGTTAGGTGGTGTTCCAGTTTATCAAAGTTCATTGGTAACTGGTTCTGGTGCTACTCCAGCCGCTGGTGACTATGCTTGTGGTATTTTCCACAAAGACTCATTAGGTCTAGCAATATTGCAAGACATCAAGATTGAAACACAACGCCAAGCAGGCATTCGTGGTTATGACATCGTTGGTTCTGCAATTTATGGACATGGCGAGTTGTACGACGGTGCTGGTGTATCAGTATTTGCTGACTCAAGCATTGAGTAATCAAGTCTAACTTAGACAGTAAAGGCCCGCTCACAAGGTGGGCTTTTTCTTGACTATTGTATGGTAAAAAATACCCCCTAACTAAATATTACCATACACAGGAGAAGGACTCCTGCAGAACAATTTACTTTAGGAAGGACCTAATATGGCAACATTTGCTACTCTATCTGACCTGCTAGAACAGGAACAATCTATACAAGAATACGGACTCTTAGACTGGAGTCAAGAATTAGCATCAGCACAAACAGAAGTAGTTCGCCATATCAATATCCGTTGGTTCAAACCCTGGCTCAATCAAAGAAGCCTTGATCCTACCACAGTCTTAAACGTCAACCTACTAGATGCCACACAGTGGACCAAAGCCACTGTTTACTATTGCATCGCACATCAAATCTGCCCTAAACTAACCAAGTTTGAACAAGGCGGTGATCGCTTTCAAATCATGATGGACTACTATGCGGCTCGCTATGACACTGAGTTTGATTTGTTGTTGCGCGGCGGTATCAGTTATGATGTCAATGAAGACAGCAGTTTTAGTGATGGTGAAAAAGTAGCCACCCAAGGTCTGAGATTACAGCGATGAGTCTAAGAGAAGACATTGCTAAAGAACTTGTGAGAGTTCTGCAAACTATTGATGATCCTGCTGTTCGCCTAGTCACACGCGAACCATTCTCTATCACTGACTTACCAATCACACAATTCCCTGCACTCTTAGTTCAAACAACCAATGAAAATAGAGAAACTATTACCATTGGCAACACCAGCATAGGTTCCAGGTCAGGTGTAATTACCTATGAAGTTCGTGGGTTTGTGCGTGGCGTAGAACTTGACTCACAAAAGAATAACCTAATTGAAGCAGTAGAAGAATCACTTGACAGCAATCGCAAACTAAGCATTACAGGTGTTCAAGATCTACAAATAACCAATATTGATGTAGTTGAAAGACTTGCTCCTCTTGGAGAAGTCATCATTGAAGTCAATGTAAGATATGTTTATCAAAGAGGAACAACATGAAGACATTATATAAAGATGGAGTAGAGCGATCAATCAATGACGCTAGACTTCAAGAATTTTTATCAGCAGGTTGGGCAGAGGAAGTAAAAGCCACTGTTCGTCCTAGAAAAGAAAAAGTTGAAGTTTCCATGGTGGAAGCAGAAACGACGGTGGCAGACTCAGACTCCGTAAAAACATCTGAGCAAAATGATTCCAAAGGAGAATAATCATGGCATTAATCACAGGTAATGACGGCTCCCTGGTTGTAGGTTCTACCACCATCGCGGCCTTACGCAACTTCACAGTTGAATACAAGAAAGACACTATTGAAACCACTACAATGGGCAATGACGCCAAGACATACATTGACGGCTTGACTTCATGGAGCGGTTCAGCAGACGTTTACTTTGATCCAACAGTAGACGGTGCGGCTTCAACATCAACAGGCGTTTTCAACTTGACAGCAGGTACAGTTGGTTCTGCTCCAGTAGTAGCCAAGTTTTATGTATTGCAAGCGGCCAGTGCAACAGATATCGCTTACACAGGAACTTGCATTGTAACTGGTTACTCTGTTAAGAGCAAGCACGATGGATTAGTAGAGGCTTCTATTACATTCCAGGGTTCTGGTGCTCTAAACGGCGCAATGACAGGCACAATCTAATAGTATGTTATCCATAACCGTATCAGGTATAAGTGGTTTGACTGCACGTCTGGACCAAGCCTTGGCTACCAAGCTCAAACAAGTGGCCAAGGATGTTCAGGCTGTGGCTAAATCATATACACCAGTGCGGACTGGAAGAGCAAGAGCCAGTTGGACGGAGACAACATCAAAGTCCAACTTCTCAGTTGAAAATTCTACTCCGTATATTGGTTATCTAGACAAAGGCACTAGACGAATGAAACCTGCCAATAATGGTAAAGGTATTATTATGCCAACTATTAACCAGATCAAAGGAAAATACTAATGAGTAAGATTTTAGAAAAAGCAACAGCACACTTTCGCAATCAAATTGGTGGCGATATGCAGACAATTTCAGTTCCAGAATGGGATTGTAAGATTTATTTTAAGACTGCAACTAGTCTTAAAGAAGAAGGTAAGATTCTTGAACTAAGCCAACAAGGCAAGAGCGTAGAAGCTCTAGTTGAAAGTCTTATCACAAGAGCAAGAAATGAAGATGGAACCCGTATGTTTGGAGTAGCAGACAAAGTTACTTTTATGAACGAAGTGGATCCAAAAGTTTTAATCCGCATTGTTGGTGAAATCAATAATGTAAGCCAAGAAGAACTTGACTTGGGCAATGCAGAAAAAAACTAAGGGCGGACCCAGACCTGTTGTTTGCCTATAGACTGGCAAAGGATTTGGGCCGCACAGTAGAAGAAGTATTGGATATGAGTATAGCGGAGTTTGCTGGATGGGCGGCTTTCTATACTATAGAAAATGATGAAATGACCAAGGCTATGAATAGGAGCAGATAATGGCAGACGCACAAATTAAAATCACGGCTGATACCGCACAAGCAGAGCGGGCTCTTGGTAGTGTTCGCGGTGCCCTCGTTGAGATTGGCAGTATTATATTTGGTGCCAATGTAGCTCGTCAACTTTATGAAATTACTGCGGCCACGCAGGAAATGACCAACAAGTTGATATTTGCAACTGGTAGTCTTGGGTCAGCCAACCAAGCATTTGATCTATTAGCCGCCAGTGCTAAGAACACTGGTAGCAACTTAGGTGGTAGTGTTGACCTATTCCAAAAACTAGCACAAAGTTCTACACTAGCAGGCAGTAGTCAAGTCAGCCTTGTTAGAATTACAGAAAACTTCAACAAGACCCTACAGATATCAGGCGCAAGTGGTGCCGCGGCCAGTAGTGCATTGTATCAATTTGCACAGGCCATGCAAAAAGGCACATTGAATGGTGATGAATTCCGCACCATGTCAGAGACCAATGGCTTTTTACTAAAAGTCTTAGAAGAACAAACTGGTATGACAGCAAGTGGATTGCGCCAGATGGCTAGTGACGGCAAACTGTCAGCAGAAATTATTGCTAGGGCATTGACGGAATCAGATAAAATTGCAAAAGAATATGGCCAGACAATTAGAACACTTCCACAGGCCTTTGAAAACTTAAACACCGCACTAACACAGGCAGTTAAGAAATTTGATGATGCCACAGGTGCCAGCAGACTATTAGTCAATGTCTTAGAATTCTTTACAAAGAATCAAGGTGCCCTAATTGGTGCTATTGCTGGACTTGGTGTTGCTGTCCTTGGTCTACTAGTGGTATTAATACCTGCGGCAACAATGATGGCTGTATTAACAGGTGGAGTGGCAGTAGCTGGAGCAATAGCAATAGGTGCCGCTTTGGGAATAGCGGCAGATCAAGCAGGTGCATTTGGTGACAATAATAAAAAAGCCAGTGATGCATTGAAGGTATCAAATGAAGAGGCCGCTAAAGGTCTTAAAATTACTACACAACGCGGACAAGCCGCAGAAGACTTAGATAAGTCTTTAGGTAAGAATATCGCGGCTTTAAAGGCCGCCAATGATGTTGATAGTCAAGCAACTGGCATTAAGAGTCTGCAACTTGATGTAACCAAAGCAGTGGCTCTTGAACAGGCCAAGTATGCTGAAATTGGCAAACAAATGTTGCCTGAACAAGAAAAAGCATTAAGAAATGAAACAGCCCGCAAGATCCTTACTGGCGAAAGAATTACCACAGAACAACAACTGTTGAAATTGACCAGTGACAC